AACCCCATGATGCCTAACAACGCCAGCTTCTACATGGGTCCCCAGGCTGGTCAAGGTTACTTCCTGGCTGGCGAACCTGTGATGCCTACCGGCGTTCAGTTCGAAGGTGTGAAGTTCTTCGAGTCGACCAACTTCCCGACCAAGAACATCACCGCTTCTTTCGATGGTGGTTCCAGCTACGCTTCCAAGGAAGTTGCTCAAGGCTATTTCTTCGGTCCTCAGTCCGTTGGCGTGGGTATCGGTGGCCCGAACGCTCAGGTGCTCATCAACAACAACGACGACTTCAGCCGCTTCATCATCCTGATTTGGCAACTGTACGCTGGCTTCGAAATCCTGAACAAGGACTTCGTGACCACCGCATTCAGCTTCGTCCAGGACGACGGCACTGTCTGATATCCATAAGAGTACACACATACGGAAAAGATAAATGACCTATCTTTCGTCCAAAAAGATCTTCCCAGGTAACTGGGCGGAGCCTCTGAACGGTTGGTACAAGAACATTGATACCAACGACAGCGGTAGCAACGACGCTTCCAAGGGTGGCCCCACTGCTGTGCTGGCCATCCCCGGCTGGAAATATTTCCAGCAGCGTGGTTATGTGGCTGTGACCAACACCTCGGGTGCTGGCGCTGTCGCTACCGGCACTGTGATCGTTCCTTCCCCTTACCGGAACGATGACACCCGTCCCGACATCACCGGTATGGTGATTTCTGGTGACGCAACCCTCCCTGCCTACGTCTACCGTGCCACTATCTCCGTGGCTTCTGGTTGGGATGGCACCGTAGCTTCCGGTATCTACGCTGCTACCGGCACCGTGGTTACCTTCGGTCGCGACAACAGCGGTCCTGTGTCTGTTGCAGGCGCTGGTGAGGCTGTGGCACAGGCCAACCTCACCTCCACCACCTCTGGTTCCCAGGCTGGTGAAGTGTTCTTCGCTGGTACCTCTGCTGCCTATAGCGAGCTGCCCCTGCTGACCGCCACTGGCGCTGCTGGTGTGGATGCTTCTGGCGTCTACAAGGAGCTGACTGCCTCCACCGAGTTCAAGGTGTACGCCCGTGGTACCACCACCGGCACCACCACCTCTGGCGGCTGGTACATCTCTGCTGCTGACTCTGCCGCCAACCGCAAGGGTTACTTCGTGGTTGAAGTGTGCTACCTGCAGCCTGATACCGCTCCTGGCTACGAGGACATCGACGGCTATCTCCTGGGCCGCACTGTCAGCTGATTGAGGTAAACTAGGACCAGGTAAATTCTGGTCCTATGTCTACAACTGCTTCAGCCCTGTATCAACACAAAAAAACAGGTGCACGGGTCAAAGTTGTAAGTGAGTGGGATAACGGCGATTGGTTCATGGTCGAAGACCAGGACGGTCGCCTTTTCACCGCTTACAAAACCGAGCTGGTTCCCGACGAAGCAGCCACGAAGAAAGTTCAGACACTTCAGGTTAAGGATAAGGCTGCTCAAGAGGAGCCTCGTTCTTTTCCGCCTGATACGCGTCTGAACATCAACGCTGCCACTGCCCAGATGATCGCTGATCATATCAAGGGTATTGGCCTCAAGACTGCCCGTGAGATCAAAGACCTGCAGATGTCCTTATCGGGTGAAAGGTTCAACAATCTCGAGCAGTTGAAACAGATTAAACGTGTCGATTGGGACGCGGTTTTCTCCGCAGACTTAATTCGAGTCTGACTCATCTCCTACGGAAGACCCCTGGGAAACCGGGGGTTTTCTTGTTTTAGAATCAAAAATAAAACGATATGGCTTACGTTCCAGTTAGATCTGGTTTTACAGGTCCAAGTAATAAGATCGGTGGTTCGTCTCCATACCATGTCGATCTGAAGATGCTGGAATCTCTTCCGATTGCGGATAGAGTAAAAGCTATTGATACGTTAGCAAAGCAATATCGTTCTATTGGACGTGAGATTGAGTTCTCCAATGCTGCAGTTTCTGGTCAACGCTGGGACCCAGCCAAAGATTTGAGCGATAAGGTTGACCTTCTCAACCGTGCTGCTTCTGCGCATGGACACAGCAGGCATCAAGGGTGGCAATCGCTTGACTTTTATGTTCCGTTCAAGAACAAAAGCAGGTTCGATAAAGGCGCTGTAGAGGACGCCTCGATCTTCTTGCCGGCAGTTCCAGGGGGAAAGGTGCGCAGGGGCTCTGGAGGCGGCTACGGATACTACTCAGAGGCCCTGGATCCCAGCGGACAGGTTGTGTTCAGGGTTGGTCACGGCAATATAGATCGCCCGGAAAGCCAAGCAGAGATGTCTATTGCTGCTTCAACAACTCCACCTCCTGCTCCTCAGCTGCCAGCTCCTGAAGGCAGCGGAAACTCAAACCTAACCAATGCTTTTCTGGCAACAATGATCCAGAATCAGCAAGGGCAAAATCAGCTCTTGGAAGCTCTTACCGAAGCCATCGGAAAGAAAGAACCCCCCAAGAGTATTTCTAAACAACTCTCAGAAGCTATCGTTGGTAATGCACTCAGCCAAGCCTTAAATCCTCAAGGATTTCTTAGCAAGTTCATGGGAGAAGATCCATTTCTTCAGGGTAGCGCCATGGGTACCGGCCAGTTCCTGAGCGGAAATCTCTTTTGATTAGCTGCAACTATAATGAGTTGATGCTGGAAGGTAGAAGTGCAGTTATCTGACTTTGACAAAAGTAGGGTCAGGTATCACCTGGGCTACTTCACTGTTTCTGTTCCGGCGGGTGACTATGCCCGCTTGGAAGAAGCAATGAATACAGTCCCAGACTCCTACTTCTACGACAAGATCATCATTCAGATTGGTCGTTGCGATACAGCAGAAAAGAAGACGGAAGTTGCAAGCTCTCCGTCCACGCGTTTGGAAACGATCCTTGGTGACGTTGACCGTACGATTCGTTCCAGTAATGCCAAGGAGGCATTAAAAGTCTGGGACGAAATTTACCTGTACGAAACCAATCGTTTGGCTAACATATTGTATGTGCCAAACTATAAAGATCCGTTCCAGGCTCGTTATCGCTACGAGCGCTCTGGTGCTGAGTTCATTCAGGCGTTACCTGGTCCTGCTGACACCGCTGTTGGCTCACGTATCTATCTCATGGAGAACTGGCGATAATGTTAGGCTTCCTTCGTCAATTCGCTCAGTCGAGCCCACAGGTTCTGCGTGCCATCCAGGGCTTTGGTGCTAAGGCTGCACCTGCTATTAAAGCAGCTGCTGATACCGTTACTAACCCAGCTACGTACCGAGCGCTGGCAGGGCAGGCTGAACGGGTGCTCCAGAAACCTTTACCTAAGGCTTTCGCTGGAACAAACTTTGGCAACATCCCCACTCGTTTCACGGGGATGATCACGGATCTGACCAATGCACCTGCTGGTTTAGCACGCAACGTACAGACCGGCATGGTCAATCGTGCGATCCAGGAAGCTGCTGGCGTTGCTCCTCAGCTCTCCCGTACCGTGGGGCAGGCAGCAAGCGGTGCTCTGCGTGCTCCTGTCATTGGTGAAGCGTTGCGGGCAGGTCAATCTGTCATGACCAATCCAATGCAAACTGCCATTCAAGTCGGCGGCCAGTTTGCTCGTGACCCAGGTCTGCGTCGTGAATTCCTTAAGCAGTTCGGCGGCACCAGTGAGAAAGCTGCTCGTGCTTTGAGTGGACAGGCTGGTTTTGGCCGAGTGGGTAGCCTGCTTCAGAACCTTTCTCCCGGTGGCGCAACTGGCCTGCGTGGCACTGCGGTTCTCGGTGGAATGGGAGGCATGGCCTGGGGCCTAGGCGATCCAAGTGCGCTGATTGAAGCAAGCCAAGGCGTTCAAGGTTTCCTGAAGGATCGTGGTTTGATTTACGATCCAGCCAAAGATTCGCGCGTTACTTCAATCCAAGATCGTCCTGTCGTTAATCCTGGTGAGCTTGCACCTGATTACAGCGGTGCTCGTGATCGTGCGTTCAGGTTTGCTCAATATGCTGGAATGGATGGAACTGGACCCAGTTCTGCTCTGTTAAATGCTTACGATCAATACCGTAGAGGAGAATGGCCTGGAGTGACTCCCCCTGGTGGCACCCCGCCGCCAGCCCCGATCCTTCCTCCTCCACAAGGGGCGGGATCGCAAGCCGGACAACAGACTCCTTCACCAACTGCACCTCCTGCACCTGGGGCGGTGTCTAACGGGGCCGGTGTTCCCGCACAACGCCAAAATGTTCAACAACGCGCGCTCTCTCAAGAAGTACTTAATGCTGCTCAGCAGTACGCTGCTCCTGCAGGTGTCCCCCTTTCTTCCTTCTATTCGGGCCAGCAGCAACTGGGTAGGAGCATGGAGCAGACTGGAGAGCTACAGCGTCGGTTGAAGGATCTTGGTGGTGCAGCCGGGATGAGCAACGAAGCCCTGATGCAATGGGCTCAAGCCAATCCGGAACTTGCCTACCGCGAACTGATGAAACTCCAAGGGAGGAGCCGGTAATGGCACCTAGGGTTGGCATCCTTCCACCGGAAGAGCGCATGGCCATCTTCCGTGGAGCCAAGCAATTAGGCTTGGATCCATACGAATTTGGTGCGTTCCTTTCACTTGAATCGGGTCCAAATATGGATCCGAACATTGTGGGAGGTGCCGGTGGTCGTCACAAAGGTCTCATCCAGTTCGGTCAAAATGAACAACGACAGTACGGCATCTCTGGTCCACAGACCCGAGCTGGTCAGATGGACGCAGTTTTGCAGTACTTTCAAGACCGTGGTTACAAACCAGGCATGGGAATTGCTCGTGCTTATGCAACTGTTCTTGGTGGTAATCCCAACGTTTCTTTGACATCACAGGATTCGTTCGGCACTTCGGTGCAATCAATGCTTCCTCGTTTCAGAAAAGGTGGTGATTACTACGCCAATGCACAACGAGTACTGGGGGATTTACCTCCAGAATTTGGTGCACCTGTTGGACAAGTTGCGCAAACACCTGCACCATCACCTGCACCTGTTGCTGCTGTCCCAACGACTACAGCAAAACGTAAGCAAAAAGCTGAGTCGCTTCTCAGTGACGTAAAAGAAGGGATTGTGCAGCAACTCCTGCGTAATGCACTTCAGGTTCCCAGTGTTCCAGGGGCCTTTGGCGCCATGGGTTTCCAAGGTATGGGTAAGTTGTTCTAATGTCGTATATCGAATACGCTGACAAATATCTACCGGGTGAGGTGTACCGCAGCCAGTATGGTGGTGCGGGCACCAATCCCTTTTATCAACTGTACGCAAAAACAAAAAAAGGTGTGAAGTTCACACCTCAAGAGGAAGACACGATGTCTGGGGAATCGTTCCAGCGGTTTCTTAATCTTCAAAGGAATCCTTCTTCTCTCTTTTCAGAAGCAGTGAAGTATCCAGAAGGATTCAATCAGTACATGAGCCTGGTCCGTGAGTTTGGCTTGAATCCGGGCTCGGTGTAGTAATTGCAAAGGCTCTTTCCAAGGGCCAGCCTTTGTTGAGGCGTTTCTGCATTGACTGTGGAGTAATGCCTACCTCTCTGGCCCAATCCGCGATGCATTGGGTTTTCCCGTTAAAAGTATAAAGGCGAGTGGCACGCTTGCCTCCTCTGTTGCGAGTTTGCTCTTTTCTTGTAGCCCATCGACAGTTTTCTTTACAGTAGTTTTTATCGTTATTAATCCTTTCTAGTTCCATTTTGGGATCTGGTTTCTTGCCCATATCTGCCAGAAACACCGTAAAGTCTTCCCAAGCGGGATCGTAGCCAATTCCACGTCCACCATAACGTTCATAATGGGTTGTGCCAATGCAATTACAGCGGCTTTTCATTGCACACCATGAACCGTATTCTGGTGTTCTATCTCTGTTTCCACCATGCTTAAAAGAAGCGCAGTTTTTTGAACAATAGACATACCCTCTATCTCGCAAACGCTTTCTATGCCAAGCTGCGGTATTGCCTTGGCGTTCGTAAAACTTGCCACAGCAAGCGCACCGAAAAGTTGTTTGTGCCATTAGAATAAGAGAAGTTTTCGGAGGCCCCTGTCAAAGTAGCATAGACAGGGTGTTTAGTCAAATATCCAGTACTAGCAGCAACAAACAGCCCGTATTTGTTGACCGCCCGCTGTTTGATTCGGTGCGGGTCACAACTCAGACGGTTGGCAGCCAAGCAGGTAATACTATCTTTGTGCAAGGTGGTCAAGCGCCTTCCATCCTGGTGGATATGGATGCTGCCCTGGAGGAAGATAATAACAATGGCGGCGTGGTGGAAGCAATCACTATTATCCGCAATGATTATTACCGAGACGTTGATTATACTGTTTCATCCGGCACTTCCGGAAATGTTATATCGCTTACCAGTGGGCAGATCGTTTTCATCTCTGATACTGGTGTTTTGACCAATGGTGTAGCCAGCGGATACGGTTACTACACATACACTGGCGGCTCCACTCTGACTGGAGTCAATACTGCACTTGACTACTCGGGTGGCACGACATCTGGTTTCTTGTACAACGGTGTCAGTTATGGTTATCAACCTGCTGTAACGTTTGTGTTCTATCACACTCGTGGCACGACGACTCCGATTCCAGCTTCTGGTGATTATCAAGTACTGTTTGCTAAAAAGGTCCCGGCTAATACGCAACGGGTTGATTGCACTGACGTAATGCCAGAACTGGCTGTGCCTGTTGTCTCTGCTGGTAATACGAACGGTCTTGGCGAAGGTGCCCCCTTGCGCAACAAGGGCGTTTACCTGGAGCGTGGCGACCGTATTTACGTTGGCGTTTTTCCGGACGGCCCCAACATTTCTGGTTACATCCCAGGCGCACATATCACGGCACAAGGCGGTTTCTTCTGATCATGGCGAGCAGGCGTGGCAGCTCCTTTGGAGCAGCACGTAATAGCAAGGGTTCATCTTTTGGTGATTTCATTCGCTCAGAAGCATTGATCCCCAAGGGCGTACAACCAATTAGGACCGAATTCTCAAAGGGTTCGGTTCCTGATTCCATTTATTCCGCTAATCGTGAATCAGCCTGGTCCAGATGGCGTCGTGGGTTTGAGATCTATTGTCACAGCACAGCTACTGAGACTTATACATATCCCTTCGACTACATTATTCCATTGCCACCGGGAACAGTTCTACCCCCTGGAGCAAACCCACCAAAGATTCCAGGTTCGTTCCAGGGCTTTCCAACCAAGAACAAAGACCTTGGTATGCACTGGGCAGGTGTCCGTATTGCCGGCAGCTTGAGGTTCGATAACGTTCGTGACAACACTGGAGCGCCTTCTCCAATCCTTTCAGTAACAGAGGACGAGAACTACTGGTACGTCAAACTAAGTGGTAACTGGAGTGCTTCAACCCCGCTTCCTGCTCCTCTTTACATCGCACCAGTTGGTCCAGTACCCAAGCAATACCCTATCAATGGAGAAATTCTAGAAGACAGAATCATCACCGTTGGCGGTACACCGATCAATTCGCAAACGATTGATCCGACCACGCAAAAACGTTACGGGTATGTTCAAGCCGTTCTGGTTTCAACCGATGAAGTGAATGGCATCTTGACACTGCAAAAGCAAGGCTCTGTCGAATCGACCCCCGATGGTGTCCTCCAGACTCCTGCAACGCGTCCTCCCAATGTAGGGCGCTACTTGATGACAGGTGCTCGTTACTGCTGCTCCTGTCAGGATTTCACGAGACGTGACTACGCATATCTCAATGGCCTGGGTAAAACCAATCGCAGGGTTTTCCCTCGTACAGGTATTGCCACTATCAAGCCTGGCCGCTATGAAGTGATGCGTCTACGGGGGAAAGTGGATAATAGTGCTATGACCAGTGCTACTGTTAATCGTCAAATGGAGGTGGTTGCACCATCTCCTGAATACGGCATTCCTCCGACTGTCACACCAGACAGCTCCATTGTCCCTGGAACTCTTCGTGATAACCCAGGGGTTTTCAGGGACTTTGGTGCTGTCTACACCCGTAACAACCCACTTCCTTCCTTGGAGGGTGCCAAGTCAGAAGGTCCACCTGGCTATAACGACTATTCAACATCCACAGACAAGGATGGTGTTGCCACCATCACTTCTCTTACGGACTTCTGGAGTCCACTTTTGGATGAGCTGAGGTACTGTAAACACATCTATGCGATGAAGTTTGCAGAGAAGGTATTTCCGCCAGAACCATCTGATCTACCTGTCGACACAGAAAGTATTGTCCGATGGGAACAAGACCTTGTGGAGAAAACCCAAAAGGAAAATGAAGATGCCTCTTACAAGCTTGCTGCAAGAGGCTTGTCATTCATGGATGTTCCACCGTATAACTGCCAGGCTCCAATGATGATGCCGATGATGCAGAAGCTATTCAACGTTCCCTCTACGTTTGTATTGATGAGCGGATTCCGTATGTACGACAAGGAAGGGAACGAATATAATCCATCTCAAGGCGGTAAACCTGCGGTCTAATGGCAGAATTTGGAGAGATTGTTGACGGCACTTTCTTTCTCTCACCAGAGCAGGTTGAAGTGCGTAAGTACGGCTACAGTCCCATTAAGGCTAGTGGCATACCCACGGTCTATCATGCAGGCGATGTCGTGAACCTACCCTATGCCTCGGGAGAGATTTCCACGATGGAAGCACTGGGGTTAGCCTGGGGCTCATTCTCCAGTGGTGTTGTCCCAGAATAAAGGCCCTGCTTTCGCAAGGCCCTTAACTCAAGCTGTAACAGGCATCAGACCCTCTCGGTTCAAGTGCTTTCGAATCTTTGCCAGGTTCCATCGGTAGCCGTCACGGGACATGCAACCAGGAAACGCAGCATAGTGCGTACCAAGCTTCAGGGTACCATTGTCGCGGTACTGGAAGAGGGTCTTACGGTCAACCCCCAGCAGTTCTTCGACTCGCTGGGCTGACACCCATCCCTTTGCAGCAGTCATTTGGAGCGTGGAAACGCGTACCTCTATACCGTATCAAGAGTCAAGGGGCTGTCAATACCCTTAACCAAAATTTTATCTGTTTGTCGTAGCTGACTGATGTGTGGGGAAATTAGAATGAGTTAACGGCAACTAAAGAGTATGTTCAACTGTGAACAGGATCCCCTCGCCCTGCTCCTTGAATTAACTCCAAAGTTAGCAAAACGACGTTTCAGACAGTCTATCTACGAAGCCTGGGATTGCAAGTGCGGTTACTGTGATGAACTGGCAACTTCCTTGGATCACATTGTGCCCCGCTTTAAGTCAGGTTCAAGCAACCGCAACAATCTAGTTCCAGCATGCCGCAGGTGCAATGCAGCCAAAGCAAGTTCTCCCATGGAAGAATGGTATCGTAAGCAAGAGTTCTTCAATGAAATTCGCCTGCAACGGCTCAAGAGCTGGATGGATCAAGAAGTGATTGATTTGTTTGCTTATACTGTTAAAACTGCCTAGATAGAACGTTGTGGCCATCTCATACAATATCAAAACCAAGAAATGGGAGATCACTCCCGAAAAAACAAACTACAGCGAAACCTATACACCGCTTAAAACCGATAACCCAACCAACCTGCCGACGAACTTAATTACTCGGCACGTTGATCACCCAACTTGGGCTGCTTGGAAAAATCAACATGGACGTATTGAAACAAATTCAAGTCAGTCTATTAAAACAGTACTGCAAGGTTTTTATGCGCTCTATCTAGATCGCGTACCAAGTCAAGCAGAGATTGATTGGTGGCGCCAATACAACATAAACAAGGGATGGGTGCCAGGCAAGGGTTTTGGTGGTTCATTCCTGCGCGACACCGAGAGTCAATTCATTAATAGTGCAGAATATCAAAATAAACAAGCTCAATTTGTTATTAACGCTAAAGCTAATGAAGATAACAAAGAACTCAATAGACTTAATGCCGAAGCAAATACAAAAAATGCGCAAGCAAATCAAAAATTTGCCGAAACAGCAGCAGAAAACAAGAAGTTAAACACACAAAATAAAGCAAAGAATGAGCTGTATAACAAAGTTGTAAACCTTGCGACTACAACAAAAGGAGGTGATTATGTTGCTCAGCGTGATCAACTTAGCCTAAAACCACTGATTGACGCAGGTTTAAGTGTACAGGATGCCACTGCTGTCCTTGATAATGTCAAGCAGCAATTCAAATCTTTCTACATCACAGAAAAACTTGAGCCCTGGAATCCAGAGCTTGGTGCCAAGCCTCCATATGGTGAGTTTGATCCTGATTACTACAAAGAGCAGAACCCTGTAGTCGCACAAGCTTATGCAGATGCAGAAGCTATTGATGATATTGATATTACCTTAAGATACGGCGAAAACGGTTATTACCTACAGCATTACACCAATATTGGGAAGTCACAGAACTTAAGGGCAAACAAAGAAGAAGATACCGTTGCTGCAACTCGCTACACAGAAGCGCAGTTAACAGATAAAGAGCTGCAGGATATTCGAGACTATCAGTTAGGCATTGATAGGGATTCAATTGCGGAGCGGCTTCTCAACATCCCTGAGGTTTCTAATGAGTGGACAAAAGCCCGTGGAGGTGATCCGTATTGGTCTCAGCTAGCAAAAGAGAAATACCTGGATCCAAACAAAGCTGAAGATTTTGCAGTTCTCTTTCGTTTATCCGAAAGACCAGAGGATAAACAAGTCATGCTGACGTACAACGCCAGTGGAGGGCAGGGTATTACCCAGCTTGAGGACGCCTTGAACCAAGCAATCGGTTCAAAAGCAGAAGTTGACGTAAAGAAATTTGCTGCTCTTAACCAGACGATCTTGAAAGATACAATCGAACAGATGAAAAAGGTCAAAGCTGAGCAGGAGTCTTTGTCTTTTTATCGTGGCTTCAGCGGCTTCTCTGAAGTCATGGACATCAATAAGACTCTTGCCAATTCCATTCTTGGTGATACGGGTGTTGGAGGGATTCTTTCCTTTACCTCTGCAGGTAAAGCAGAAGAGGATTTGCTTGGTGCCCTGCAAAATGTCACTGGCATGCGAAGCAATGTAGCTTACAACTGGCAGCAGTGGTTTGATCAAGCCATTAAAAACAAATACGGTCTTGATTACGCAACGTTTGAACCACTGGAAGAAAAGAAAGACATCATTAACGCCTTCACTAGTCCGCTAAACAAAACAAAACCATTTGACGAACAGACAGGAAAATTCAGTGATGAATTCCTGAAAGAAGCAGGTTTTAACACCACGGAAGAGCTTGTTAGTTTTCTCGAAAAGCAAGGGGAAGAAGGTTTATCAATTTTGAACACAATCAAAGGAGACATAGGAGATGCTGCTAATTCAGTCTTAACGCCAATCAAATCAAGGATTGAAGCTGATATTAAGCTTCTTGACGAGAATAAAGACCGAGATCTTGCCTTGGCATATACGGCAGAGGGAGTTACCAATATGATGAATATTGAGGCTCAATTTGCAAGAGACTACATAGACGAATATCTACTCCCTCGTTTTAACACATCTCGTTCCATGGATGAGTTTGTTGAATACTTAGATGTCAGGCAAGAAGAACAAAACCCGTTCCAAACCCAAGACACGTATGATGCTATTTCCAGCCTTGCAAACCTCTATTCCAAGAAATATTTAGACGAAGTCAAGCAAGAAGGCCCCAGGGGGTTTGATCCTAACTTCTACTTTGATCCAACTGGGGATATCGGCAGGGCGGAAGACTACGCAAAACAAAAACAAACAGTAGAAGAGGACTGGGAGAAGGCCAAGAATGGAGACGAGTATTGGGCAACGCAAGCCTATCGTTTTGGCATTGATATCAACAACAAAGCTGCATTTGCTCGAATGCACTTTGAAGTAAAGGGTCAGGGCCAGGGCTTTGACGCAGCTGAAGATATCGTTAATGCAGGAAAAGTACAAGACTACATCTATTCAACTATTCTTCCTGTACTAAAGGAAGAAAGTCTCAAGCAAGATCCTGTATTTGGTCAGTTCATTACCCCAGAGGAATTTGCGGATGAAGCGTTAAAAGGCCTGGACCCTTACAACACACCAGATCAGTGGGAAGAAATTCTCCAGCGTTACGGCCTGAAAGATTTTTCTGGCACTGTTGACGAGCTTCGCAACTATATTATCGAAGCTTTGCGCACTGGATCTGCACAGCAGATTAGAGAAGAAATCAAGTACTTAAACGAAAAGAGACAAAAACCAACACAAGAAGTTCTTGGTGTTACCTACATCGAAAGACCAGAGGACTATCGAGATGAGATGGCAAAACCAACAACTCAGTTATATGCCGTTTTTCAGAAGGCTGGCTACCAGGGAACGGAAGATGAGTTCTACGAAAACTTCTTCCCTGATCTAGATCGAAGTGAACAGATAACTCTTACCAAGGCGGGTAGGGATGAAAAGCTAGAGGCTTATGGTCTAGATCTCAGTGATCCATTCGCCTCTCTTGGTACTATCGAAAGCTTCTTCCCTGAGGATCAGGCAGCAGCACAGAAGGAAGCGGCAAAGGATAGTCCTGCTGATGCTTACACAAGTTACTTTAAAATAGGAATAGATGACGAAGAGGAAGTGGATTACAAATCCAATGCTGGTAAGCAGTTCCTCGGCGAATTTACTTCCATGTTCAAAGGCCTCTGATGTCTGATAAACGTGTAAAAGCAGCAAAGGCTGCCAAGATCGCCAAGGACAAGATGCCTTGCAATAAGCCACGCAGAGACGTTAGAGGCGGCAAAAAGTCTGTTGTGAAAGCTTGTGAAGGGGGGAAAGAAAAGATCATTCGTTTTGGCGATGCCAATATGGAAATTCGAAAGGACAACCCTGCGGCAAGGAAGAGTTTCAGAGCGCGTCACAACTGCGACGAGAAAAAGAGCAAATTGACAGCTGGCTTCTGGAGTTGCAAAGCGTGGTAGGTGAGCTAAGCTGTCTCTGCTGTTTCAGCTTTGCTCATGGCTAAATCAAACAACACAACACGCCTTGAATCCAAGCCAAAGAAAACCCGTCAAGGACGCTCTAAGCGCACTAAACTGAAGCCCGGACAAAAACGCTATCGTGGCCAAGGCTGATTAGCTCTACTTTTGTGTAGTATGGGAATACTTGATATATTCCCATGGGCGAATTTCGGGAAGCTGTAGAACTTATTCGTAAGTACGAAGGCTTTAGCGAAAAAGCATACCCGTCTGGGGATGACGGTAGATACACCGTAGGTTACGGTACTCAGTTCTACCCAGACGGTAGCCCAGTAAAGTTGGGTCAATGGTGTACCAAGGAGAAAGCCTTGGAGTACTTGCACCAGGAGGTCAAGGCCATCCGCTCCTCTCTTGATGATCTGCACCTGAAACTAGATCATTCCATGGAGCAGGCTCTTATTTCTTTTGTTCACTCAATTGGGTGGTTGCCTTTTCTGTACAGCGACATCATCGATGCAATCGAACGTGATGATCTGTCTGCTGCTGCAGAGGAGATGAAGAACTGGATCTTTGATGAAAACCATCAGGTAATTGGTGGGCTTCTTGATCGAAGACGGGAAGAGGTCGCGTTGTTTTTAAGGGAAGTCGATGACAATCCCTGGGTTTCAACAGAGGTTCTCCTTAAGGCATTCCGAAATTATTCAGCTGCTCCACACCAGGTCAGAGCAATCAGAACCTTGGAGGAGAACATCAATCCATACGTACTAGCTGAGTTTGCTAATAGTTTTCGCATTGAGGAAGAACCCTGGATCCCACTGTCTTCTGATGAGTTGGATTCCGTATTTGCTACCTAGGACTAGAATAGTCTCATCAAAGCTAAGCGGACGAGATGGAGAGGTCTTCCCAGCCCCAGCAATTCGAGTTGCCGCTGGAACTGCAGTTTTCCATGAAGAAGGCTGAGCTGGCAGCCAAGGACATGACATGGGAAGAGCTGTACTGGTCTCTTCTCAATCTCTACCACCAGCGCTTGATGGAATGGCAGGCTGTCAAAGAGATCCTTGCTGGTGAAAACATCGAGTTGAACTTCGATGTCCCCACCGATCTAGAACTGGATGAACTCGCCGCCGCCTGCGCAGGTTATGAAGACGACGACGATGACGAAGAAGAGTACCAGCCTTTCTGAAACGGCTAACCATAATGCAAAAGGTTTTGATATAATGTATTAACATGCATTATATCTATGAAGCGTTTAAATCCAAACACAAACAAATACTTTAAGCAAGGAGACAAAAGAAAAGATGGATTTCGTTTTTCTTGTTATTTATTAAACAAAAAAGATAAAGAAGGATACTTTTTAGAGCGTTGGTACTCGGAAGAAGCTTTTCAAAAATATAAAGCCAAAGCTAAGGAATTGAATACAAAAAACAACAAAGTCAAGCGAAAGGAACGAAAAGAGTATATTGATACCCTAAAACTATCCATGGGTTGTGTTGATTGTGGTTACAAGAAGCATCCAGAGGCTTTGCAATTTGATCATTTACCGGGTTTACCTAAAAATTTTGAAATTTCCAAAAGTGTGCTAAAACCTCTCGATGAAGTTTTAGAGGAAATAAAAAAATGCCAAGTTGTGTGCGCATGCTGCCATGCAATACGCACACAAAAACGAAGAGTAAATTAATCTACAAGCTCAATTAAACGCTCTAGATACCACTTGCATTTTTTCAGGTCTTCAACTCCTCCTTTGTTTTTCCATCTCCAAAGATATTTAGTACAATTACCTCTTAAAAACCCTTCATACTCTTCGTGTGTTAACTGTGCTTCGATAGCCTCAATGCACTCAATGCTTCCTGTATCTGTGTAGTGGCTTGGGTGATTGACAACATCTTCCTTTACAACAGGAGGTGTCTCAACAGTGAAGACAGGATCGGTCGCCCATGGAACTGGGCAAACCCCATCCTTGCATTCCAAAGTATCTTCTACCGGCGCAAACCACGCCGCTTGAGAGACTCCTCCTTCTCCTCCTCCGAAGGACCCTCCAGCTCGATCATCAGTGCCTTGGGTTTCGGAGAGGCTCCCATTGCCAGCCCCTCCTCCATTGATGGAATCAAGCCCGTCACTCCAGGTCGTCCGCCCTCGAGAGTCAACGGATTCCTTTCTAGCCCCTGCTCGCATGCTACCAAGCCTCGGTTGTACATGTCATATAAGGGTACATCATTTTCCTGGTTGTCGAGTGGTTGACCGAAGTCTTCTTCCGAAAGGCAACGGCACTTGACTTCGTCTTGTACAAAGCTATCCAGGAAACCAGCAGCACTTCCGTGATACATGGATATGTCTTGAATTATTCCTTTTACAATAGTATCATGGCAAGAATTTTCGACCCGATCTACGATCCCCGCCAAGACTCTGGCAGCTCTGGATCCGAAGTATCTGATTTAAATCCTGAACGTTCTTACGATACGGATTTACGTCGTGTCGCAGAGGACGAAAGGGGAGATGTAGAAGCAATCAACGATAAGCAGGAAAGGGTTGGCCGTTTTATCAAAGCAGCCAAGACCGCTGGTAAATACAAGCAGCAAGCAGCAATCTCGGAGCCGACACTGAGGGGAGAAACTCCCCGCAACCCAGCCAGCCTTGCTGGAACGGAAGTACCAAGCATGGGTGATCCGTTCCCTCAAGTCGGAAGTACCAACTATGCCCGCAAACCAGGTGCGGGCTTTGGTACGTTTTACGGTTACTAATACCAGTTGGTATTCAGATCTTCCATCTCAAGAGCGTTTTGCATTTGCTCCAGGTGGTTCTGAATTTCTGTCAGTACCCACTGACTATTTTCAGAACGAAACTTTGCAAACGCAGAAGATAACTCCTGGTTTTCAAGGAAAATCACTTGCTTCTCGAAGATCTCAAGAAGTTGAAACCGTTCTTCCAGATCGCGACGTTGCATAATCAAGCCTTGGAGTACACAACTTCCTGGGCCTGGTTCTGGTACTTACCCTTCCGATCTTGGTAAGAAACCTCACAGGGAGTACCACGGAGGAACAGGAGCTGGATAATACCTTCGTTGGCATAGATCCGGTTGAACTGACCAGTAGCGTTGCTGATCTCTAAGGTGAGGTAGCCTTCCCAACCAGCCTCGGCCGGCGTGATGTTTGCAATGATGCCAGAGCGTGCGTAAGTACTCTTGCCCATAGCAATCACCGTCACATCCTGGGGCAGCTTCAGGCGCTCCTCTGCGACTGCCAGACAGTACCCGTAGGGAGGCAGGAGGAAGTATTGCCCTTTTTCGTCTTCCAGCAGCTCAGAGGACGAAAGGATCTGTGGGTTGAAGTCTTTGGGATCAGAGACACCCTCCTGGATACGACCAAAGATCAGACACTGTTTCGGTGACAGACGAATGTCGTAGCCATAAGAGCTAAGGCCATAGCTCAAGACACGACGCTCTCCATCAGTGTTCACAAGATGATCAGTGAAGGGCTCGATCATCCCCTGTTCCAGGGCAAATTTCTTGATCTCAGCGTCGCAAAGGATTCCCATAGATCCCATCAATCGTCTTTAACTATACCCAACTCAGTAGATCACTCGCCCCTTTTCCTGGTAAATATCAATGAACTTTTCTGTGGCACTTGTTGAATCGTCCTGTGGTTGCAGATACACCAAAAAGGATGTACATGTCTGATGGCGTTGGATCCCCGTGCTGGAGTTTTTAATTAGGTTTGGCACGGTGCGAAGGATGCAAATTGGGAAGTCAAAGATCTTTTGCTCGTACCGGATCATGTCCGGACAATTCGTAAAGTAAAGTCCTTGCTCGATCTCTTTTGCCAGCCAAGCTCGGTACAGCTTGCGAAACCACACAGCATGGGACGATACAAGGCTTGGAGAAGAAGCCCTTGTCATCTTCCATTTATCAATCCGTTTATCAAAGAAGTACGCACCACTGGGAGGGAAAAGATAAACCTTCCCGTGCCACTGCTGGCAGTTCAACCCATCGTCCTGCGGTGTGAAGTAGTTATCAGCTTGTACGTACTCTTGTGCCACCTTGGAACTTGCTGGGTCCAGGTCGATGTTTCCCATCAACGCATGGACCGATTCAATCATGTCGGGTGGCGTAATCAGTTCAAGGTCTTCCTTGCGGCCTGTTACACGACGTACGCTCATGTGTTTTCAACGATACGGTTGTAATCGATCTCAAGATAGCGCATGCCTTCTTTGTCGTTGATGATATAACCGGCTTTCGCCAACGGATCGATCTTTTGAGCACGTTCCAGGATTCGACGGAATGTTTCCGCCAGATCATTATTATTTTCTGCTTCGCAGGACTCTTTTGCCTTATGCAACTCTTCCAAAGTCATATACACAACACCACGCTCTTGCTCGGGTTGGAAACACATGACTCCTGGGCCTTCCGCGTCCCAGAACTTCATGTACAAGGAGCCCATGTCACCAAGGATGAAACGAACAGTCTCATCCAGCATCTTTGCACTGGTGTCGTTGATGTCTCCGTTCAGGGCTGAGTGGATGAGTTTTTCTCTTCTGTCCATAATCCTTGACGAGACAATGCTTCCAGCAGTTTGGGAAGCGGTTTGTAGATTACGACCAGCTTACCAAGATTCCCACGTTTCTTCACGAGTTTGCCTTTGTCATCACGCAGCTTGTCAAACTCGCCAGATCGGATAAGATATTCTGCCACGCAACGCAGTCGCCTTTTGAGAGGCAGCTCTGCTTGTGGAAACTTGCCGCAGATAGTATCCGGCTGCATATCCTTGAATGCCAATCGCAACCTGTTAGCCAAGGTCATGTTGGAGTTGGCATCCTCTTCTTCATAGTTCTTGATGTTCTCCAGGTAGCGAACGATGCAACCTGTATCGAACGATCCGATTGGAGGCAAAAACTCCTCTAGCTGCAAGAATAGTGATTCCGGCAGCACCTCTTTGGCATTGTCAAGTGTGACAGAAAAGATATCTAAGTCTTTGAAACGGTTTGAAGTCATTCCAGCATCTCCTGAGTTGACTTATATTTGTTGTGAGGCAAAAGGTCTGTCAACTCAAGGTTCTTGTTCTTAGAGAAGGACTGTACAAGGGAGTTCCAAGGGATACGAATAGTCACCCGTTTCCCGGAATCAGGAGTGATATTGACGTAATGAACGCCTTCCTTCCAACCCTTGTCTTTGTTCTTCTTGCCTGCTGCGATCCAGTTGCGGATCGTCTGATCAGAAACACTGAGCCTCCTAGCGCACTCCTCGGTAGAAATGTATTCATCCGCAAACGCCTCTGGGTTTAACAGATCCGTTTCTCCGTCGTCATAACGACTGTGCCACAGAGAAGAAAGAACCGTTTTGATACCTTTCAGCTCGAACGCAATGTCTTCAAGTCCTTTCCGAATTCCGTACTTCATAATCAACCTCTTTGTTTAGATGCTAGTGTGTGGTAAAACGTTTTGCACTCCCCATGGAAGAGCAGATTCCTTCCAGTATTCCGCCTCAAAATCAGACCCCGTCATCCCCTGGTACTCTGACCCCGGAAATGATTGAAGCTCTGAAGGCACGCGCTCGTGAAGAGGCAATTCGTATGACCATGCTTCAGAAGCAGAGCCAATCTGAGGAAGAAGTGGATCGTTCCATTGCTCGTGTAGCGGTTCCTCCCAGTCAACAGATTCCTGTTCCACAGTTGCAGCCTCAGGTTGTTTACGTGCGTCGCAACTTCACAGTTGCGGAACTTGGTTTGATTATCCTTCTGTCTTGCGGCCTTGTTACCGCATTCCAGGCGGGGTGGCATTTTGTGTCTAACAACCTGCCCCGAATTGAAATCAAGGCCAAGTAGGATAGACACACTGCGACTATAATTCATTCTATGGGGTTTTGTGATCTAATAGGTGGCTAACAGACGGATCTCTGAGCTGCAAGAAATTGCAGGTATCGACCTCGCCGATGCAGACCTCTTTACGGTTGTGCGCACTGGCGAGGTTGATCCGTCGATCAAAAACAAGAAACTTACCGTTTCTGGTGTCAAAGCATATCTGAATATTTTTTACCTGGAAAAAGCAGGTGGCACCATAAGCGGCAACGTCCGTTTTGAAAGAGATGTTGAAATACTTGGAGCTTTATCCACAAGTGGTTTTACGGCTAGTGGCGTTGCAAACCTGAAGTCGTTAAACGTATCAGGAAACACTGTAATCAGTGGAACACTTAGCGGCACCAGCATTACTGGAACTAGTGTCAATGCAACCAATATCAACTCAGTAACTTTTGCAACCAGTGGTTTTTCTGCATCTAACATCACTGGAATACTTGGCACTTTTACAGAGCGGGTTTCTGGTTTAACTGTCACTGGCATCACAGGTGCTTTTGGTAACCTGATAGTTCAGAGCGGTTCTATTAACGACCGACTCAACGCTGGAACTTTGAGCGGTGATTTTGGTGCGTTTAGAACTGTCACTGGTATCACTGGGATCTATACCAGCACACTTTCCGGTAACACAGTCACAGGCACTACGGCCAGCTTTACGACTGGTAACTTTCAGGTTTTAAATGCTGGTAGTCATTCAATCACCGGAAATCTTACGGTTACCGGTAATCTGCGAATTCTTGGCTCAGGTTTCTTTAGCTCCGGTATCAATGTCACTGGCACACTAAGCGGCTCAACCATTACAGGTGCCAATGGACAATTTACCAACGTCACTGGTGTCAATGTTATTGGCACAACACAAGTTTCTGGTGCAACCGTAACCGGTGGCGCAGGTCGTTTTACAACCTTGACCGGTGGGTCAGCAGGCTTTACTACGGTCACAGGCACAACGATCACTGGTAACACCGGTAATTTCACAACGTTAAACGCAGTAACTGCGTTCTTTACGACAGGAATTGTCAGGGAAAACATCACGGTCACTGGAGATGCAACCGTAAGAAGTGACCTGTTTGTCCAGGGCTCGGGTTACTTTACTTCTGGAATCAATGTCACAGGAGTTGTTAGTGGAATTACGTTTATAGGCTCTGGTGGTGGTTTTACCACACTAACGGGGAGCACAGTTACAGGTAACAATGCCAACTTTGTCAGCGGCGTATTTACTTCTCAGGTATCTGGTCTAACTGTTACTGGACAGTTTGGACGGTTTAATAGCGTTGAAGCAACTGTTGTCACCGGCACCAATGTTGTTGGGACAACAAGCGTATCGGGAGCGACTATTACAGGTGAATTTGGACGTTTTACAAGTGGTGTTGTAAGCTCCATAACTAGTGTCACGGCTATTTTTGACACCTTGAGTGGTGACACTGCCACCGGTACTCTGTGTGAATTTACAACTGGTGTATTCCAGACGTTGATCACAAGCAACCAGACCTTCACGGATCTGGTTGTTAGTGGCTCTGGTTATTTTGGTTCTGGTCTCAGTGTGACCGGAACCATTAGTGGACAAACAATTACGGGTGCCGCAGGAAGTTTTTCACAGATTACTGGACAAACAATCCACATCACAGAGCCGTCTGGCGGTACACCCGCAGTTGTGTGCTCAGGTGTTGTCTCAGGTGGTGTGAGTGGTTTTGTGATTCAAGGTCCATTAATCATCCTGCCTTGAGTACGGTTGCTCAGTTAAAATAGAGAAAAAGTAAAAACAAATGGCATACGGCACTATTAAGGTTGATCAAGTCACCTTCACCAATAGCGGGGTAGATCAGACCATTACCGTATCTGGCATCGTTGAGTCGATTTCTGGAAATATTACAGCCACTGGCACCATACAGGCGCAAACAATCATTGGTACTAGTACGGTGTCTGGTGCCACTGTTACGGGTGTTGCAGGTCAATTCACAACGGCAACAATAACTTCCGGTGTTTTTGCTTCAGGTACTGCAGCCGCGCCTTCTGTTTCTGTTGGTACAACCAGTAACGGTATTTACTCTCCAGGAACAAACCAACTAGCCATCTCGACTAATGGTGTTGGGCGGTTGTTTGTTGGTAGTAGTGGGAATATTGGCGTTGGTACAAATACTCCCTCTCGCAACGTACAGGTTCTCACAAGTTCAAATACATTTCAGGCACTTACGTCGTCAACAACATTAGATGCTGGACTGCTTCTTGGCGATACAGATAGCGATTCAAGAGGTCAAGTAAGATACGCGAACGCTGTTGATGCGCTTTTGCTGTATACAGCAGGTAGCGAACGCCTGCGCATCACCTCAGACGGGAAACTAGGCTTGGGGACTAGTGCGCCTGCAACAACTTTCCATTGTATCGGCAGTGGATTATTCATTGCCAACACTGGATCAGGCACTTTAAACGTCGTTTCAAGCCAAAATCTTTCGGATGCAGGGAACAAGATTGCATTCTTTGGCGCCAATAGATATGAAGCAAACGAGGAAATGGCATACATTAGACCGCTACTTATCAGCAACAACGGAGGGGCGGGAAATGTTCAGCTAGGCCATCTTGCCTTCGGAACAAGTGGCACCGAGCGTTTGCGTATCACCGCCACAGGCAACGTAGGGGTCGGCACTACGAGTCCTGATCTGCGCCTTACTGTTCAAGAAACAGCCACCGCTGCTGGCATTAACTTGCTTTCTTCCGATGGCAATCCTGGGGGACGCATTGGAACATCCGGCGAAGCAACAACAACAAACGGGTTGGTATTAAACGGAAATCGTGAAAACGGATCAATCCAACTACAAATAGCAAGCCTAGAACGCGCCCGCATCGACAGCTCCGGCAGGCTCCTAGTTGGCACGTCTAGTTACTCTGGTACTGCTAAGTTTCTTGTTCAAGGTGGAATTAGCCAAGGCGGCGGCGTGCTTGGGCTTCAGCGCAGCGATGTTGCCGCCGTAAACGGATCAAGTATCGGATTCATTGAATTTTCAAACAACGCAAATAACCTTGGCGCAACGCTAGCTGCTGTCGCTGATGGCACCTGGAGTTCAGGCACCAGCCATCCAACGCGCCTAGTGTTCTCCACTACTGCGGACGGAGCGAGCAGCCCAACGGAGCGGATGAGGATTAGTGCGAATGGTGTAACTGCGTTCTTGTCTCCAGGCACTGTCTTGACGCCTAGCACCCTTGCGGCTGCTGGAACCACCGCTGCTTTGATTTACGGTAGACATAGTGCCACTACAGTCTCCAACGGAACGCAATCTTTTGCCGTATGGAGTAATGGCGATGTAGTCAACACAAACAACTCCTACGGTGCAATTTCTGATGTAAAGCTGAAGGAAAATATTGTTGACGCTAACTCCCAATGGGATGATCTAAAAGCCCTACAGGTTCGCAACTACAACCTCAAAGAAGGCCAGACTCATACCCAAATTGGCCTCATTGCCCAAGAGGTTGAACTTGTCTCCCCTGGCCTCGTCAACGAATCCCCTGACCTTGACGAGGACGGTAACGACCTTGGCACCGTCACCAAGAGCGTCAACTACTCGGTGCTCTACATGAAGGCAGTGAAGGCGCTGCAGGAAGCAATGGAGCGCATCGAAACCCTTGAGGCCAAAGTTGCTGCTCTTGAAAGCGCGTAGTCCCCTTCACTACGAGGCGGGCAACCGGCCTAGTCAACAGGTTGCAACATACTTCGTACTAAAATAAGAAAAAACATTCTGCTATGGCTACTCCTGTTTGGTCTGTTGTAAACTTGGAGCACAAACTCCCTGATGGTGACACTCCCCCCAAGGGTCAAGTCACCACTGCTCACTGGACTGCTACCCTGGAAGATCAAGGTGAAACTGCAAGTGCGTACGGTTCTGTTGGTTTTGGTGAACCAGAAGCTGGCGACTACATCCCTTACGATCAGCTGACTGAAATCCAGGTGCTTCAGTGGGTATTTGATACTCTTGGCAGTGATCAAGTCACTGCTATCAATGACAGCCTTGCTCAACAAATTCAGCAGAAGTTGAACCCACCCACTGCATCTGGTCTCCCTTGGTGATCAGTTGCTATACTTTTTGAAGTCATTTGTTTAACATGGCCTGCAAAAAGAGTGAGCTTATCTCTGCCATCAATTCTTTTGGTGCTGCTCGTGCCACTGCTGACGGTAACCTCATTGGTTTTTCTGCTCAGTTGATTGGCCAACTGATTGAAACTCTTGAGTTTGCTCCGGAGGAAGAAGTGGTAGAAGATACTGAGGTGAAAGAAGCCGTACCTGCTTGATTGTTTAGTTGACCTAGAGTATTTCTATTGCTCTAGGTCGATATGGAAATTAAACTTACAGACGCCGCAAGGTTTTTCAACGAAGAACCGCATCAGATTGATGCGTTAGAATGGCTCCAGGAGCAACTCAGTGATGAGGTCTTGGAGCTTTTTGCTGAGAAATATCGGAACAAATCAAAGCCTGCCCCGATTGTAGATAACACTTGGGATGGTGTTCTTGATGCAGCCAAAACAGCTGGTGCAAAATTTCCTGAATGCGTTGCAGCCCAATGGGCACTCGAGTCAGGATGGGGTAAGCACACCTCTGGCAAGAACAACTACTTTGGATTGAAAGGATCTGGTAGTTCCGTTAGCACCCAAGAGTTCATCAACGGTAAATGGATCACTATCACTGCCAGCTTTATTGATTTTCCCGACCTTGAAACCTGCGTGTTCTACCTTGTAGAGCGCTGGTACAAGGACTTTGGGCGTTTCAAAGGAGTCAATAGGGCCAACAGCAGGAATGAGTGCACCGAACTATTAGTAAAAGAAGGATATGCTACAGATCCTTTGTATGCAACAAAATTGCAGCAGATTATGGATCGCCAACTACAAACAAGTGGCGGTCCTATAGCAACTCAGAAAATCTTATCGGTACCTTATGAGTACCAACTGGACAACAACTCTGGCACTGGATACAGAGAGTGTTTTTCTTCCAGTTGTGCGATGATTGCCCGTTACTACGGTAAGGTTAAAAGTGATGATGAATACAACAAAATACGAAGCAAATATGGAGACACTACTGACAAGAACGCTCAGCTAGCAGCCTTGAAAGCCCTGGGACTTAACGCCCGGTTTATTACGAACGGTAATGCAGCTCTATTAGAACAGGAGATCAATAACTTGAGGCCTGTTGCAGTTGGTTGGCTTCACAAAGGAAATGTTAGCTATCCAACAGGTGGCGGGCACTGGACTTGCTGCATTGGATACACAAAAAATACCTTTGTGTTCCATGACCCTAACGGAGAAGCTGATATGGTAAATGGCGGTTATTTGCGTAATGACCGCAAAGCAGGTGTTGCGATACAGTACAGTCGCAAGAATTGGCTGAGGCGTTGGGAATGCGACGGCAAAAACACAGGTTGGGCGATTCTGGTCTCAAAATGAAATGCAAGAAGGATCCTCCTATTCGCGTTAATATGTGCTGGGAAGTTGGAGACGAAAAAAAGTGCGTCACTCTAAATAAGAACGACGCACTTGCTACTCGTGATTGGGTAGAAGAACAAGGAGGTGTTGTCTTCTGGTTCCAGGCTTTACCTGACTGATCAGCGTTGTTTGGCGCGACCAATTACTAGTGCCAGGGTTTCAATCACCTTGTAGAGCTTGCCAACGATCTTGTCGTCAGAAGGCGTTGGAGTCAATGCCACAATGGCAGAAGCGGCTGCGTGAATGGCAAGAGCAACTTCGATGTACTTGTTAATGTGATCCATGGGTATCTCCCGTTTCTTTTATTCTATGCCCCTTGGTTTGTAGAAGAACAGAGACTTAAGTTCCTCATCAATTTCGGGATTGAGATCGTAGTCATGACGCAATATCCACTTCGTCCAGACACGAAATTGTTTCTTTGGCATAGCAGATTCACACCTGAATACAACGGAATCACCAGGTGGGATATAGTCAAGCCATTGCCGTAATGCACGGACAGCAATAGCCTGGACCTTATTACCCGACTTACCTGTCAAATTGCCATCCAGCTGGCGGGTACGACGGTTCTTGCGTCGTTTCATCCAGTCGTTGATCTGCCTGACGCTGCGTGCGTTTGCTATTGAACCAAGCCAAACGACGCCACGTCCTGCCTTCAGCCACGGGATCAGGCGGGTCTTGACCAGAGAACCATCCTCCAGATGGTGGAAGGTAACAGTTTTTTGCCTCTTGATCCGTACTTTGGGTTTCTTCTTGAGTAAGTGGGTAAAGATCCCCATCCTCAGATGTCATATACACGGCACTCTAATGCACCTGGATTGTCATTACAATAGCGTGCAAACTTTTCTTCTGTTGTTTGTTTATAGACTCTACGTTGCTTAAACACTTTACAAATGAGCCAGTTGTAAAAACCAATCATGGCCGGTTTGTCAAAGGAATGAAGATATCGGGGAAGCGATCACTTTGTTGATGTTGACGCTCCCATGCTTGTCTCCATTCTGACAGAGTATGATCGTGAATAGTATCAAGATAATTGTCATCTCCTAACTCAAGAATAAAGCCGTCATTTGTTACCTCTCCACCTGTGGATTCATCACCAATAAACCATTCGGAACCCTCGAGAACTGTAACCGTTACACCGTTGTTAATTGTACAAGAAGTTAAAGTAAAACCGTTTGGGCGTCCTGGAACACTAGAAACAACAGTGTCTACTGTAACAGGGGATTCAACTGTAACAGTTGTAACAGGATCGATAGTATTTTCTTGTAGGTATAAAGAGAAATCCTCCAGAGCAAGCAACAGCTCGGTAATTGGAAACTCAATTACAAGTCCAACTTGATACTCAAGAGGTTCGTTTCGTGTACTTGAAATACACAACAGATAACTGCCAGCGGGCAAAGGATAATATCTATCATCACCACGATCCAAACGCATCTTTTCATAAGTGTTATATAGATCGGATTGGGCTCCCATAAAGGAACCTAAATAAGGAAAGTAAACCTCTCCAGTTGTTAAACTTGTTCCGTCCGTAATTGAATCTTTGTCAAAAGGATTCAATCCGATGATGGGAACATGGTTTAAATCGTAGAAAGAAACGTTTATGTACTGAGGCCTTGGGCCAGATTTGGTTGCAATAATCCAGCCAGGACGTAAAAGATTGATTTGAAACCAATGGTTATAGGTGCCGCCCCCATAACCATCAGCTGTAACTTTGTATTCTGGTCCAAGTTTTCCCGTGACTAGACGCAGAGCCAGATCGTTAAAAGCGCCCAGGTTAAGAGGATTGGATTTAGTCCTTTGACGCTGTGCAGTTTGACTGGATACTCTAGACACTTCTACTTGTCCGCCCTATCTAATCATTGTACTCCGGCCGATTTTTAACGTATTCCGGGTTGGTGATTGCGTTCTTCTGATGTTTACGGTTAAGCGGTTCCATACTGAGTCCAGTTTGAGACCGACGATTAAATAACATCAGCTTCTCAGCCTTGAACTCCACCTCCAGTGGTGCGATTGTTTTGGGAGGGTAGGTGCGGTTGAAGCTTGAGACCAGATGCAAAGGGTTAGCACAACCCTGGTTTCCACAAAGCCGTGTCACCTTCAGCTCCCCCACATCCCCCCATGCGCACTGGTAGATCGCCTTATGGATGTTTACGTTATCGGACTTCTGCTTGCTGTATTCAGACCGATAGGACGGCATACAAACTCTCTTTGGAGTTGATCCAGCGGCATTACTGATCTCCCAGCACTCGTCTGGAAAGCCGACCTTTACCATTTTCCAGAGCTTGCCGTACTTGATCTTGTACTCACCGTGGAGGTAGTTGAGATCAAAACCACACACGTTGCTCAGGATCTTCTTGGCGCACTCGTAGCACCAGTGTTGTTCTGAGTCTCGGATGATATGGCTGTGTGGACAAGGAAAGCCACGGTAGTAGCCCAGCTCCTCAAGGCGTTTGTCCTCTAAAGACTCAATCCCGTCAACGTGCCGAAAGCGGGACTGCCATTTGCACTCAAGTTGTTTTTGTACCTGGTTCAGTTGCTTGGCGATGCTGGCCACGGACTGGAGCTTGGGGAACACGACAATTATAGGACTGTTTTTTGTCGTGCCCACCCAGTTATCTCAGTGCCAGTCTGATTTGCGACGGTTGCGACGCGTCCTGGGTTTTGGTGCCTTTCGTTGTTCCAGCCTCATTTCAGTTGGCACCAAGTGCTTGGGCTGATCCTCGGGCCTTACCACGTCTGCGTTCTTGGGGTCTTCGCCTGTACGCATGAAGTACACAAGCCTGTGAGCGTGGAACCTCTCACCGTCCAAGGAAACGATGTGGTAGCGCTTGTGGTGCTCCAGGTATCCAGCTACGTCTCCCTTCTGGTGCCTGGCATTGGATTCATTCCAAACGAGACCAGTCGGAGACTCATCTGAGAGTGACAAGCGTTGCTCTACGTACCAGAGCGGAGGCATTGGTCGGTACTGGCGGGGCATGGGTGGGGTGCAGAAGATCAGACTATACCATTATTTCTATCTTTATATAGGGCAGACGACAATAAGCAGTCCCCTTACTGTCGTCCAGCTTACGTAAGGGTTAGAACACCCCTAAAGTCCGAGTCAATGACACGGCATTTTGGTCTCATGTTGAGACAACCTTCTTTTGGTATCACGCAGGCACAAAAAAAGACCCCCCGCATCACCGGAGGGCCTCGTTCTCACCCACAGGACCTTGTCCTCACATACCTTACACAGCCACTGGCGTTTTGGACTGCTTTTTCCGTTTCCCTTTCTTCTTGTCCAGGCTTACCGCAGTCTCATTGAGTCCAGACGCAAGAACCTCCTGGAACACCCCATCAAACTGAGCGGCAACCGTATCCCAGTTGAACTGCTCGTCCGTAGCCCGGATGTAGCACAGCTCGGCGACGGCATCCAGCTTGTCTCGGTCCTCGTAGAGTTCGGTCAGGATCTCTGCCAGGTGCTGGTCGGAAGGGCAAGGCATCTCACGGCCAAAGTTGGTATCCACATCAATGTGGTCACAGCGGATCAAGCGTCCATACCCTTCAAAGATCTCCTTGCAAGAGGTGTGGTTAGGCACCACCTGGGCCACACGACAAGCGGCGTGTTCGAAGTTGACCAGTCCCCAGCCTTCTCCTTTGCAGGTATTGACACCCACATCAACTGCTTGATAGATCGTCTCAAGCATCTCAACAGGGACTGACGGTGGTCCAGCTGTGTTGGCAGTCATGATGATCCGGTTGTTGCCATCAAGACCACGTTTTGACATCTCACGGCCAAAGATCTGCATCACATCCCAGCCCTGGTCCTTGGCGCCCATGTGGAGATAGAGCTGTGCATCAGGCTTGTCCTTAGCAAACTCAGCAAATGCACTGATCGTGATGTCGATACGTTTGCGGAACTGGTTGCGGTTGCCATTAAAGACAATGAAAGAGTCTTCCTTGAGACCCAACTTCTTACGTGCCTCCTTCTTGTTCCCAGGCTTGAACTGACCAGCAGTTACGCCATGTGGAATAACAGTAATGGGCTTCTGGATACCAGCCCGCAGGAATTCGTGTGCACCAAATTCGGTGTACGAGACAATTGCGTCCCAGTTGTTGGCGGTATCAGCGAGGCAACCCACCCAGTTATAGGAGTCCATGGGCATGTACCCCACAAACTTAAAGCCCCATTCCTTGTGGAGATCAGCGATCTTGTTGTATTGAGTATTGATGATCCAGGCGTCATTGATTGTGAATACAATGTCGGGGCGTTCACGTTCAATGATTTCCCGGATGCGCTCCTCACCAAATGGAGCCTGCTGGAACCGATTGGACGCAGGGTACATCCGAAACTCTTGCTGCATGGGATCAGGGTCTCCATGCCAATTGCAACCAAGGATCACAACTTCGTACTTATCCTTGAGACGCTGAACCACATTGTGCGTAACACGCGCAAAACCCGTGGTTGCAACAACGTCACCAACCCACAAGAGCTTAGGTTTTTTATTCATTAAACCGAGGTATTCTCGGTTCACTATACACAATTTGACGGTGTGATAGACCGTACTAACTCTTTTTCTTCTACAGTCTGTGCCTTTAATTTCTCACCAATGAACTGTGCAGCCTTATGTGTATTTGTCGTATCCCCGCAGGTGTAGAGATCGACAGCGGCATACCCAATCTCAGGCCATGTATGAATAGAGCAATGAGATTCAGCCAGGAGTGCCAGTAGTGTGACACCTTGTGGCTTGAAGTGCTCACCGATGATACGAAGCACATTCGCCTTAGAGAGCGCTAGGCCTGCCAGCATAATCTGCTCCAGGCCCTCGTAATCATTCAGGATCTCTGGATCGCAGTCATAGAGATCCAAGATCAGGTGGCGACCATTGCTCACAGTTCTTCTTCGACAACCTCCATTTTCTCATCAGTATTCGCATCTAGCACGTCACCGTAAAACTCTTTGTACTTTTCTTTGTCTGAAGACACCTCCACAATGGAAGGCCACCCTTCATACTTGGAATCTGACTCGCGAACGGCAACGTTGATCACACCCATACCACGTGAGTTTCGCTTGGCAAACACCCGCATCTTGAGCTGGTGGGTACAGATGTCAAGGAACAGCGGCTCAAATCGGTTACGCGACATAATACCGACGTTGCACTGACGGCAGAACTCCGCATAGCTGGCGTACAACCACTTGTCCTGGTTGGCATAGATATGAGACGAACCCATCGGTGCGTTCTTGGTAAAACCAACCGAGGCACGCACACCTGGATCAAACACCACCTTGTGCTCCATCCAATCCAGTAACGGGTTGGACCGCAGGTTTTGCATTTTCTCGTACTTCTGGAAGAACTTCACCTTGTTGGCGGTGTTCATCAGGTAGTCCCGCATCTCCTCCTCTGTCATATCCAGCAGCCAGTTCACCAGTCCTGGCAGCAAGGGAGAGAACACACCTTCTGGCTCACCTTTGGAATTGAACTTCATCAATTCCTTTTGTTCATTCGGCCCGCCCGTAAACGGACGGTCAAAAGGAATGGTGAGACGACGACGTGCCAAACCAGAAGTGTAGTCAGTTGACTGAATAGCTTCGTTTGCTGTGATCATCACCATCCCGTGGTACTGGAATGGATCAAGCGATTCACCCTGATACTTACGTTCAGAACGAATCCAGTCGTTACCGGTGATTGCTTTCAGCCTAGAAACAGAGCCGCCCCAACGGTCAGCATCCTGGAACAGGAGAAGCTTTTTACCCATATAGGCCGCTGCTTCAAAACGATTTTTCTCCATGTTCTCAAAGTCGGTCGAGTAGGTATTACTCTTGCCGACTAGGGCCACTGCCAGGTTGGCGTAGGTGGACTTACCAGATTTACCAGGTCCGACAATCTCGACAAACTTCTGGATCTCGTAACGACCCAGCAGTGTTGCCCGAAGCCAGGCACGTAACACTTGAGTACGCTCCCAGCTGTCATGCTGCGTGTGCTTGAGCCACTTAACAATCTCTTCACAAGTAGCAGAGGGGTCATATGGGTACGGCATCTGCTGAGTGAGGTACAATTCCCTGCTGAAGGACAACAGCTCCCTGGTACCCACATCCAGTACTCCGTTCGTGAAGAGGAGGTAGTCAGCACCGGAGTACCAATCGTCGAAGGTAACGATTGACTGTAGCTGAGAGAAGATGTCATTCATCAAGTTCGTGCTGAACCCGTTTGGCAGGAAGTCACTACCCAGCTGCTGGAGCTTGTATCGGATGTCACCCATCATCTCAACCTTGGTCAGAGGAGACCAAAGCCCATCCGCCTTGTGTTCATATAAGAAAAACTGACCATGAGGTTGACTGAACAGCAGATTGCCCCTATACATCTGCAGTAGCACATCCGTAACTACGTTCGATGAAGGGTTGCGTTGCCGCTGGTCTTTCTTTCCTGATTTTTTGGCCGGCCTCTGCACAGGCAGTACTGGAGCGCCAAAGAAATCTTGGGCGTTTACAGTCTTTGGCAGGGCCACACCTAAATCTTCTTCCATTGCAGTTAAGACATTTGCGACGTGATCTAGTAGCGCATCATCAACATTCAACGCCCGATAGTCCTGAGAAGGCTTCCAACCCTGCTCTTGGGCCATGTGAACAAGGGTGCCAAGACCACGACCACCACCCTTAGAAAAGGAACGCCACCTACGATGACACTCACCCTCTTTGTACTTAGAGGAGTGCTTGGACCATTCATCCCAAACTTCTAGGAGAGACTCATCGACTTCATGCAGCGTTTGACCAACGCTGATCCACATGTCATAGTCGTCAACTGCTTCTGGGCATTTTTCCAGAATTCCCCAAGTTGCCTCCACTGCGAGCTGGATATCACGCTCGGGTGTGATTTCAGACTGTACCGCAAAGTTTGGACCAACCATCCGAGTAATCTCTTTGGCTGGCACACCTTGCTTGACATTCTTCTGGATGATGGCATTCATCAACCAGTCCGGAAACTCAGGCAGCTTTTCAGTCCACTCAAACCCCAGTCCCTCACCCGTAAAGTACCCGTCAGTCTCGGGGTGAAGACCCATTAGCACCCCCTGGTGCCGTTTCCATAGGATTTCAAGCTTCTCTTTATTTTCTTCAGCGGTCCAGGTGTACTTGTTCCTGACGAGATGTTTGTGTTTTTCTCGGTCAAGCCGGTACAGCTTCCGTTCACGACCGATTTTGCCACTGAAGATGGTCAGAGTCTCGGGCAGTGCTTCCTTTAACGGAAGATCCGATAGCTCCTCCACCAGCTTGTAAACACTGGGGCCATCGACATCAACCCAGATCAGGCCATAGGGATGGTTGTAGACAGGCCCGCCGAGCAGGCCAATTGCTTTACAATCACCTCCAATAATCTCCTCTTCGATTTCTCGGACAGTGAACGGTTTATTCTGCCAGCCTGGTATGTACGGACCCTTGTTGGGTCCTAGTGGAGTCAGGGGCCAATCGACAGGAATGTAGTCCAGCCGAATCTCACCTGGACGAAGGGCTTTTTGATTCTGACCGGTCATGCCAATTCCTGTTCCTTGATCTCTACTTTAAAGTTTCTGTCCTGAAAAAAGCCCTCCTTTAGGAGCGTATAGGCATGCAGATGCATCAGGGTGGGCAGATAAAAACAGTCTCCATCAGCCGCATCGGTCATGCGACTCATGAGACTATTCATCCACTCACCCACGGCGATGTGTACGTCCATGGGGAGGTCTGATTTGGGTGTTCCCTTATCCTACGGCCGCCAATCCGAGGGGACCATTACACCTTCTGGAAGATCAGTGAGTCTTATTAGACTCAGCATTTGTCTCAAGTGGATCTAATTCTTCAAACTGTTTTAGTAGCCGTTCGTACACCTGCAGTGCATCTTCCCTGGTAACAACAGCTGTCTCACATGCGACTTGCCATGCGTGACGTTTACGGCTTTCCATCTTTCCGTTGGGATTCCAGCTCATCGTACCAAGGTGCAGTCAGGCGCATTTCACCACCAAGCTTTTGAGACTCACCAGTCTGAAGCTTGGGGTCAAACGATTTCTCTGTGTAGATCGGGCGTTGTTCTTTCTCCCGCTCTAACTCGGATTCAATCCGATTTTCCAGCTCAATCATATCAAGCCTGGCCTTAAGTTTTGCTTCAAACCAGACACGTTTCCACCATCGGATGATGGCGTCGATGATCTCCTTAAACAAGGTCCGCTTCATAAATAGAACAGTTGTCAACCTGCTTGTAGTATTCAGCAACAACCTTCAGCCAATCTTCTCTCAGCGAATCAAGAAACCGCCTGGAAATCTTGAAGATCTGAGTCCTGACTGGAGTCGACACTAGGATTGCAGCCTGGTCCACTTTGAGACCAAGGGTTTGTTCAATAGCCATATCGTAGGCAGCGAGTTGTTTGCATGTCTTTTTAAATTTCATGTACCCACCGAGCAGGTCACGCCATTCCTGCGAACCCTTCTCGTATTCCTTAGGCCACTTGCGGCTGTAAGGCTTCACACTGGTCTTCAGATCAGCGAGAGTAAGTTTATTGCGAACCACACCGATAATGTCAGGAGCGCCAGCCCAAGCACGACCCTCATCGTCGCACCCCCATACGCGAGCCACATCATCAGCACCAATTGTGAAGTTAAAGTCATCACAAACAGGAGACTCTGCCCACAGAACATCAGAAAACTGATCCAGAATCGGCGGCATCCCCGCCCAAAAATCCTTGTATTCATCAGGGATCTCAGGATTTTTGTTTCCTTTTAGGTACTGCTCCATGCCAAAGTGAACTGCAGTACCGCGCTCAGCAGCAGCTTCTTTGACGCCTGGATTTGCTTTCGACCACATTTCAAGCTTCCGTTTGTTTGCTTCGGAAGCTGTTTCGCTGATAATAGTGGTTACGGACGGCGCAGGTCCAGTAGGTAACGGAGTGGTGTAATGCCTTTTTCCGTTAAGCGTAATTCTGGCTGCGGTCCTATTCAGTGACCGCATAGTCTCTGGTTGCTGATCCTTAGCGTAAATCCAAGGATCGTTTGTCTCTATCTTAGCAACCATTGATGGTTTTGTTTATTGCGCCTAATCTAGTACAAAAGGAAGGACTTTAGTTGTGCAAGGATTCAATTACGCGATTGCTGCAGTCCTAGGAGCTATGCTTGTGGTCATCAGCCTTGACGCTTACATATTCCTGAAAGAGGTTGCCGCACGATGAACGCCTTACAAAAGACCAAGCTCTGGATCTTGGGGATGTGGTCATGCATCAGCTGGGTGATTGTTGAGATTTACAAAGAGTACTGTCCTGATCTGAACTTCAAAAACATCCCGCTCCACCCGTCTGACTACATCTGGTATGCAGAACGCTGGAACGGAAGGGCAGCCATGCTTGCCGTTGTCTTTATCTTGCAGTGGGAGTTGATTACCGGCCAGTCAATTTGGGAGTTCATAGGTGTCCGTTAAGCTTACCCGTTTTTACTACGACGTGGATGAGGAGGTGCGTACTGCGTGCTTCCGCAACAAGTCGTGCGATGAGGTTGACACCGACAAAGCAGACGAGTATGAAGAGTACCTAAAACAAACGGGTATCGACTATACCCGCATAGACCTCTGATGGCAGCACCGATCCTGGCTGTACTGACTCTGTGGCGAGACAGCGGTGATTACATTACTGATTCCCTGGCCCGGTTTGACGAGATGGAATATCTCCTCAACAAGCAGGGCATTGGTTGCGTCTACTCATTTTTTGAGAACGATTCCGAGGACAACACCCCATTTGAACTGCTCAGTTGGCTGCGGAAACACAAAGGTATTTTGCAATCTGAAACCATTGGCGCACCTCGGTGGGGCAGCGTCTCCTCCCTAGATCGAGTTCGTTACCAGGCCCGGTACCGCAACCTGGCACTCCAACCCCTGAATGCGTATTACAACTATGACTATCTGTTGGTAGCCGATAGCGATGTCCACTGGGAACCTGATCTCCCACTAGAAATGATCAAACGCCTGGACAAGGAGGAGAGCTGGGGGATGGTGTCACCCAACACAATACAGAACGTACGCGACTACGTAGAAGATACCGACCGCCCCTCCTATTTTGATAGCTGGTCCCTCAAAGACAGGGACGACAATCAGTGCTTGACCTTTGCTGCAAATCCTTTCTTGCGAAAGACGGATCGAGAACGGTGGGAGAAAGGCCAACCCGTGTCATGCAATAGTGCGTTTGGCTCGATTGCCATGGTGAAAGCTGAGGCCATGGAATGCCAAGACGGTGTTGAGTGGGCCGTAGTTGATGGTGTAGAGCACTGGGAATTTTGTGCTGGTCTCCGCAGCAATGGATATAAGGTCATCGCTGATCCCAGTTTGCATGCTGAGATCGTGCACAAAAAAGAGGTGGTGCCCCACCCCGATATTGTTCAGTATCACCGAGACCGTCTTCAGGTTGCCCTGGCAACGTCGTAAGAAACCATCTCCTCTACCAGATCTTCCAGGGTGGAATTAAGTTTCCACCCTAATTTTTTCTGTGCATAGCTGGAGTCACCAAGCAGGGAATCTACTTCTGCTGGACGGTAGTACTCAGGGTTGATGCGGATTACCACCTGATCAATCTTAGGACAGTACCCAACCTCATCAATGCCTTCTCCTTCCCATACGATGGGCAGACCAGCCTTGTCAAAAGCCATCTCACAGAAGGTACGGACACTCGTTTGTTGACCCGTGGCAATCACATAGTCACCCGGCTCATCTTGCTGGAGCATCAGGTACATGGCTTCCACATAGTCACGGGCATGCCCCCAGTCCCGCTTGGCATCCAGGTTACCCAGCTCAACAAACTCTTGACGGCCACGCCAGATCTGACCAACTGCCCTGGTGATCTTACGCGTCACGAACTCTTCGCCACGAAGCGGTGATTCGTGGTTGAAAAGGATGCCGTTACACCCGAATAGGCCGTAGCTTTCCCGGTAGTTGATTGTCAGCCAGTACCCAAACAACTTGGCGACACCGTATGGACTACGCGGATAGAAGGGCGTCGATTCTACTTGGGGCACCTGCTGCACCTTGCCGAACATCTCTGATGTTGCAGCTTGGTAGAACTTTGGTTTGGCATTGGCATTACGACAAGCCTCCAAAATATTCAACACCCCTATTGCGTTCGTATACGAGGTACTCCCTGGTGACTTAAAGCTGACACCTACATGACTCTGAGCTGCCAGATTGTACACCTCATCTGGAGCAAAGGAATCTACAGCCCGATGCACAGAGGTGGCATCGGTCATATCGGAGTACTCAAACTTGACTTCAGCCGGGATCTGACCATGAAAGATCCACTTGAGTTTGTCTTTGCTGCCTGGGTTTGCGTTGTTACGAATCAAGCCCAGAACCTGGTACCCCTTATCGATCAAGCTACGGGTGAGGTAGGCGCCATCTTGACCGGTAATTCCAGTGATCAGTGCTTTTTTCATCGAGACTTCTGTCTATACTCGTAACTATAACCAGGATGTAAAGCGGTGGACATGGCTCTGTTTGATTGGCCGCTCCAGAAAAACACCATCGGCTTTGACGAAAAGCTGGCGCTGATCAAATTCATTCTTACCAGTGACCGTTTTACCAACGGTCCCAAGTGCCGTGAGTTTGAGAACGAATGGTCCCGCTGGCAGGGATGCAAGTACAGTTTGTTTGTCAGCAGCGGCTCTACCGCCAACACTCTCTTGCTTGACGCAACACGAGAACTACTGTTTGGCAAGAATGAAAAGCTGACAATCTTGTGCCCTGCTGTCAACTGGGCAACTAACATCTCGACCTTCAAACAACAAGGTCACGACATTTATTTCTATGACATCGATTACTATCGCTACTCACCAACCCTTGAATCTCTGGAGTACCTTCAGTCTCAGGGCGTAAAGCCTGACATCATTTACGCCACCCACCTGATGGGGTTTGGTGCCAACCTCAACATTGTTCGTTCGTTCTGGCCTGAGGCAATTCTACTGGAAGACTGTTGTGAATCCCATGGAGCAATTACGTTCGACTGTAAGAAGGTAGGCAACCTGGGACTTGGCTCAACCTTTTCGTTTTACTTTGGCCATCACATGACCACCATTGAAGGTGGCATGGTATGCACAAATAACGAGAAATTGTATAACTTAATGCGTGCAAAAAGGTCTCATGGCTTATCTCGTGAGATGTATGGACAGTACCGGCTTGATATAGAGAATCAGTACGAAGATATTGATCCGGCCTTCCTGTTTCCAACCGAAGGATATAACTTCCGGAACAATGAATTAGGAGCTGTAATTGGTAAAGTACAACTTAAAAAACTAAATGAGTTCATATATCAACGTGCCGCAAATTATCGTAAGTTTGAAAATGAAATGCATGAGCACCCAGCTATCAAACACCTACCCAATCACTGGGGCAACAGCGCCATGACACTTCCGTTCCATTGTGTCTCAGCTGAGTCTCGTGATTACATGATGAACTTCCTCAGGTACTTGGGCGTTGAAACCCGTCCGTTCCTGGTAGGCAACCTGTTGCGTCAGCCCTTCATGAAGGACTACGACAAGAGTGTGCGTTTGCCCAACACAGAAGAAATCCATACCCACTCCTTCTATATTGGGAACAACCATTTCATCAATGAGCGTCAGGTTAAGGCGCTTACTGACAAACTCCATCAGTACCAATGCGTGCTCTGATCTCGACCATCGTTCGCAACCGTGGACGCCACATCTCATCTTGGGCCAACCAACTAATCCAGCTGGCTGAGCAAAACCCTGATGTGGTGTTCGACTTGTTTGTGTTCGAGAATGACTCAACGGATACAACAAAACAGGCTCTACTTGCTGTAGAGCCTTTACTCAACAAAAAACTAAACAAGGTTGACATTCAAATCACCAACCTTGATTGGCCCTATTTTCATTCCGTTAAAGCAGAACAACGAGTTGACTACCTGGCACAAGCCAGGAACAAAACATTGGATCGTGCACACGAGGTTTACAACCTCGCTACATATGACAAGGTGGTGTGCATTGAACCTGACATCAGCTATCACACGTTTGCAATCGGTAAACTTCTGTACACCGATCTTGATATTGCCTCTGGTTACAGCTTCCTTCCCCAGGGAATGGGCGTACCAGATTGGATCTATGACAGCTGGGCAACCCGAGTACATCCAGAGGATAGTGAATACTTCGGCCCACACATTTCTGAACTGCCTGAGTGTTTGCCCGTAGCTTCTACTTTCAATTGTTTCTGCGTCTACCAAGCACAACCATTTATTGACGGCGTCCGTTTCTCTGGTATCAACCCACGCACCAAAACCTGGGACTGCGACACAACCAACATCTGTTTTGAATTTGCAGATCGGGGATACGACAAAATTGGCATGTACAACATTGGCGTTCTCCATAAACCCTGATCGGTTGACACACCTGCTATTGTTGAGTTAACCGTATTGCGTACAAGTATGTCTCTGCCAGAATATGAAGAAGCACTTCTGAAGGGTTACGAATTCCTCGAAAACCACAATCAGTTGCTGCATAGTTTACAGCTGTCCCGCATCAATGTTGATAATCACACCTATACTGAGAACACCCAAGGAATCGGAAATGAGCCTCTCCAGCCAAGTGAAGGAATCGGTCAACCAGGCAGCGGAGAACCTGCGTGATGCGCTTGCGTTTGCTGCACGCGGCGAACATCCCATTGTGATCAGCATGCTTTCTGATATGCTGACCAGGCTTGACTCCTTGGAGCAGATGGATGAGTTCATGGAGAAATTCAGCGGTGCCGCAAGCAAGTCGCAAGGCTAGACAACCGACAGAACAAGAACGACTAGAAGAATACTTCTGGAAGTTACAGGGCATGATTCCCATGCCCCCTAAGAATTGGGCTGCAAATGCTAAGCCATGTAGGTGGGCTAAAATACTAGAAGAACGTAAGAACAATCCCGATGGCTCAGGAGAGCGGGAAGTACACGAAACCGGGCCTTCGGGAAAAGATTAAAGACCGTGTGATGGCTGGCTCCAAGGGTGGCAAACCCGGTCAGTGGTCTGCACGTAAAGCTCAGATTGTTGCCCGTGAGTATGAAGAAGCGGGTGGCGGATACAAGGGCGGCAAAGGTGAGAAGCAGAAGTCCCTGGAGAAATGGGGCAAAGAGAAGTGGATGACAAAGGACGAGTACGAAAAACGCAGCAAAGCTAAAGCTGCAGCCAAAAAGTACAAGGATAGTAAGTGATGGCAGACAAGGCTATACAGAAGGGATATACCAAGCGGTACCTACCAGAGAAAGCCTGGGCCTCTCTGTCCAAAGAAGAGCGTACGGAGACCGACCAGAAGAAGCGAAAAGCCAGCCGCGAGGGTAAACAGTTTGTTCCTAACACTGAGCGTGCCAAGAAAGCTGGTCGCGCGGCACGTCGCTACAAAGAATCCAAGTCATGATATCCTGACAAACGGAGCAATACCGCTCTGGGACTAATAGTCGAACAGTCCCTAACTGTTACGAACGTAGTGCTTCGCAACAAGTTGAGTAGGTAGGAAGTTATGATCCCGGTTTAGTACACCGGGATTTTTTGTGACTACTCTTGTCGCCAACGTACCTCCAGTCAAAGTCTGGGTACGTCGCGAGTATCTACGTGACCTACGTGATGGACACGGTGAGTACACGCCAGGTTATTGGGTGACGTGCAAGTCCTTGACAGGACGTGCCCTCTACTTTGAAACTTACCTTACGGCCTATGGTGCGTTATACGACAAGCTTCCCATCAGCGCGTTTCTTGCCTGGGATTCTGACCACCCAGACAAGCCTGTAGCACCTACACCAGACCTGGAGCTAACCGACCTGCAGTTCTGGAATGGGTTCGATACAGGTCTGACCGTAATCGAAAAGAACCTCATTTATAACATGGAGTTCCAGGTGATGACCCGCAGTGCCGGGATCATGACTGGCGAGTACCTCTTTACGATTGATAACTACCACCCTCACCGCAACGAACCAGACTTTTACTTTGCTGAGTTTCCAGACGAGCACAAGTCCCACAACATTGTGGCCCTGTCAAATGGACAGATTGGTGCCTACCCAAACAACAGGTGCCGCATGGTTGACCCATCGCTTAGCAACCACAACCTCAAAACACCAGACTTTAAGGTATCAACAAGATACTTTGACGTAGAACACGCCCCCAAATGGGGTCGTCTTGGAGAATGTGATGATTACTTTTGGAAGACACCAAACGAGAAAGATGTACAATAAACAAGTCCCCCCTCTCTTTTGATGGGGCTAAGTCCTGGTGCACCAGGCCGCCAGTGTTCAGGTCCGTCATTGGTTACGGGCAGCCTGTTCTGCTGGTGTCAACGGGGATTAGCTCAGAGGCAGAGCGTTGCGTTTGGGACGCAAAAGCCGTAGGTTCGACTCCTACATCTCCGATATCAAGAATCCCAATAAATTAGGTATATTAAGAATACGAATAAAGCCATGAATGCCGTTCAAAGACCCAGACAAGAATAGAGAATATCAACTTGAGTGGTATCACAACAACAAGAAGCGTCTTGGATCTAACCTCAAAAAAAGGCGGACTGATAATCGCAATCTGATTGATGCTTACAAGGAAGAGATTGGTTGCTCTTGCAATCTATGTGGAGCTATTGATCATCCCGTAGCTTTTGATTTTCACCATATCAATCACGAAGAAAAAGAATATACCGTTTCAAAGATGGCAGGGTACAAATGGGAACGCATTCAAAAAGAGATTAATAAATGCGTAATGGTATGTGCCATCTGCCATCGCAAATTGCACAAAGGACTTCTTTGTTTATTGACCTAGCTACTACGAAGAGTCGCTTTAATCTGCCAAGCAGCTTTGAAGGCTTGGCCACAGAGATCAGCCATGTAGTTCTGGATATCAATAGCACCCACCTTGGCAGCAATAGGCTCCAGCTTTTTGGTCTTCATGCCTAGCTCTTCTAAGTTCTTGTAGTACACAGCGAGCTGGTCGGTACCTTTGTAGCTGGTAACATGCTGGATACCAGAACCGGCATCGGCTAGCCCCCTGGCGCACATGGGCATCAGGTAGTCCATGCTGCGAATGAATTCACCGAGCGTATCGAACTGAGTCTGATGAGCTTCGTACTGGTCTTTAAGGAATGCGTGCACCCCAAGGAAGTTGCCCCCCTCGTAGTTCAGGTGAATGAGATGGGCTTGTGTCTGAAGTTCCTTGAGGTAGGAACAGAGGGAGATGCACTGCTGGATGAAGGCACCAACATCACTACCCTTTGACTTAGCAGGAGCTTTTGGCTTGGCCTGTGGCTCAGGAGTCACCACCTTCTGGGGTAGTTCTACCCCCATTTGGGGTGGTTGTTGTGTCTGAGGACCAGGGGTATACATAACTTTTTGTCAATAGGACCAGTTTATCAGAGGCTGATTTCTTCCCAGTCGATTGATGCATAGGCATCATCGCCCGCATTTTTAGCTTCCATCGTGACAGTAAAGATCTCTGGAGTATTTGTCAGACCATTACGACGCAGCTGAAACTGAAAGAGTGCAGCCTTAAGGATGTCTATAGGGTTTGTGCTTTGAGTTGTAGAAGACACATAACCCTTGGCTAAGGTGACTCCACCACTAATTGTTTCACCACTGAGGTTGTACTCCACAGCAGAATCAGAACCAGCACTGGTCCAGGTACCACCAGAGATTGTGCCTCCTTGCCGGAGACGCCATTCAAAGTATGCATTATTACCCACGCCAAGGATACTAGCTGCCGTTGGAATAACTACAGCATCAAGTCGGTCAGGCGATGTCTTGAGTCTGATGGAAGCAATGGGATACTGAACACCAGTAGCAGTCAGATCCCTTGGAGTCGAGACAGGTGTGCCAATTGCACGTTGCTTGCCCCGCAGTTCATACCCACCTTCTGAGAGGACAGTAGAACAAATTTGTTTTAGTGTGCTGCTACTTGACGTAGCAGACAAGTTTTCAATTTCATAACGCAAGGGAAGCGTTGCTGTAGTGATGTAAGTTGAGGTAATAAAATTAGCGTGATGGAACGAATGACAGTGTACGAGTTCACCGTTAATAACAAACCCCATACGTACTGTGCCAAGGCCTAACCATTCAATGTCCATCCAGAAAATTTGAGCTTTGGTGATATCAAGGGTATAACCAGATGGTCCTTTGCCATCTAACTTATCTACATTCCAATTGGTTTGGTTGATTGTTGTTTCAGCTACAGAACCAGTAACAGAGTTGCGTTCAACAAAGCTAAGGGTTGATCCACTGAGTTGAACATAAAGACCATTGTCATCATTGAAGTAACCAACCCGCTGCCTCAAGTTGTCCTTGGCAGGTGACATCACAAAGGTGGACATGATCAACAAGGACTTCCCTGGTTGATACGAGAAGACTTGCTGGGTTTCCCTGGTGACATAAGCACCAGATGTCGTAGAAACATTCAGTTCAACAAGACCTTGATTTGCATTGAAGGTTGCATCAGAACTAACCCCTGTTGCCGTTGCCCAAAGTCCGTTGTCTTGATAGCGATGACTGGAATCAAATAAAGTAAGAGGTTCAGAAACACGAGCACGACCAAAGGCATCACCTGCGGGTGTACCAGCTGTGGTGACAATGACAGGACGTTCAGGGAAACTTGTTACTTCTAAAGGCTGACCACTACAAGTCTGCGTCTTGACTACTTCATATAAAAGAGGCTCATCTGCTTCTCTATAAATAGGCATCGTACTTAGCGCTTTTCTTTTATTATCTCAGTCCTCCACTTTGCATTGAGGTGACCGTAGTCCCTTGGCTCCGTAACAGCTACATCAGTAGTGCCGCAAACACCGCATTCACCTATGTGCATGGTGCTATAGGAATTCTTGGGACCTACGTATTCTCCGTTTTTGTACCAAGCGCCATACTTAACGCCACAGTCATGACATATCCAACTGGGATATATAGGGTCCATCAGTCGTCTGATAGGTGGTGATACCTAAGCATATCAACCAGTTCCTTGGCACGGTCGTATTCTTTCTTGACAGCCTCCATGTTTTCGTAAGCTGCAGCATAAAACGCTTTATAGAACTCTTTGCCAGATAGTTCGTACTGATATTGAGCAAGCGTATCAGCAAAATGCTCTTGTGCTCTCTGGACCCACGTGTCCTTCAGGTCAGCCTTGGTGTAAACATCTTTGCCTGATGTCATAGTTGGTTCACCATGATTGCTTTTATACCATTCTTGCCAGGCTTGTACAGCTTCGATTGGATCTGGTTCAGTCATGGTGTCAAATAAAAAGGCGCCCACTAATGTGGACGCCCTAAGTCTAGTTGATAATCAAGCTGTAATTGGAATGTTGGGATCCTGTAACAGTTGGATCTTACCGCTTTGAAGATCCTCGATGAACTGCAAACGATTGAAGTAATCGTCTC